AGTGTGTATACAGGAAACTGTATCGAGAGTTCGAATCTCTCCTTCACCGCCACATTCAGTAAACGCAAACCCCTGATTTTCCTAGAGAAAGTCGGGGGTTTGTGGTTTTTGGCATCTGAAAAAAGGCCATATGGGACTGAGATGGGACTGGAGCACTCTTTTGATGAGGAAAAGGCGCCTGAAAAATTAGTGTCCAAGCCAGGAGACCCGGCGACATCAGCTAGGCTTTCCAAACCCCTTCACTCCAGGACGGATCCCATGTCAGATAACTCTGAATCCAACATTGCCACGGCGGATGCGCTCACGTTGCTTCTACACAATCAGCATGCGATCAGTGCAGCGATAGATGAGGTCACTAAGTGGCTTACAGAGAATGGCGTCGAGGACGTTGCCCTCAGCGCTGTCATGGCTATGGAGACCTTGGACACCAACGCACAAGCGCTAACAGATGCGATCATGCGACTACGGCAGTCATAAAGAGAAGCAACTGGCTTCGTAAATGCAAATGACTAGCGACCATGTATTTCCTATTAAATAACTCTGTCACTGCTCTCACTTAGGGAGTGGATTTCAATTACAAGGACGCAAATCGTGGCTATAGAAATTACTGCAGCAGCATTAGCCAAGGCGCTGACACCCACAATCACGACGATAGTTAAAGAACTAGGTGTAGCTTTTAGAAAGCAGAAAATGAAGTGGGATGCGACGATCTCAATAAATAATCTGACGGAAATTATCCTAAATATCAATACAGTAAAAACTATGTGGTCGCGTGATAAGGGAGTATTGATTAGTGACTTTTATTATCCTCCGCGAATAATTCAAAAAAACAATCGAAATGCATGTGCGGTGATAGGGAGCGTAATTAACGGCAAGTCCGTTATTGAAGGGATTGTTGGTCAGGGAAAGTCTATCCTGATGCGCAATCTTTGTAATGAGATTGTAAGTAGTGGCAGGATACCAATATTTATTGAACTGCGCATGGTTTCTAGTGATCGCCCTCTTATTGATCTGATTCTCGACTTTATTGATGCTGCTGGAATAAAAGGCGGTAGAGATGTGTTCGACTTTTTAGCCACAGAGGGCAAGACAAGTTTAGTGCTTGATGGGTTTGATGAGATCCCAGAAAGCATGGTCACTTCGACAGTATATGCCATTCAAAATTTTCAGAAAAAATACGGTTACTTATCTTTAATTATATCGTCGCGGCCGCACCATGCCGTGCAACGACTTTCTGGATTTAGAAGTTTTGAAATAGATGAGTTTGAAGAAGACGACTATCAGCCTTTTTTACGAAAGCTGATTGAGGATATAATTCTAAGAGAAAACATATATCAATCTATAATAGATGCTCCCAGCAATATTCGCGGTGTTATTACAACTCCGCTTATGTTAACTTTGCTGTGTCTTGTATACGAAATGGAGAGCCATATACCGGCGACGCTCCCGGAATTTTTTAATAGCTTGTTTTCAGCGGTTTTTACCAGACATGATAGGTTTAAGCCGGGTTTTCAAAGAGAGCGATATAGTGGGCTATCTGAGTCGAAACTTCATCGTCTATTTGATGCCTTTTGTTTCATGACAATGCAGTTGCGCCTTGGGCGAACGATGAAGGAAATTGAGTTTCATCATGTATTTAATGAGGCTATGGAGTACGTAGGGGGGGTGACATGTGAAGTTGAAGGCTTTCGAAAAGATATTGTGAACGTCGCGTGTCTGATGCTTGAAGATGGTTATGAGCAAATTAGCTTTCTTCACAAGAGTATACTCGAATACCATGCTGCCTCATTCGTAAGAAATTCATCGGCCGAACTAGCTTGTGATTTTTATGATATAGCCGCTGAGGATCTGAACTCTTGGGAGGATGTATTAGCCTTCCTAAAATATATGGACGAATTTCGATACGGTCAACACTACGTCTTAAAGTATTATCCGGCAGAGCTTGAGGAGATTTCTCTGGCTGTATCAAGTCAGAATGAAGAAGATCATCTTCGTTATTTAGAGAAAAAGCTTCCAAGTTTTTTCATTGAGACGTCCGGAACTACCATTAGTGCATTTGTAGTTATGCACTCGGAAACAATGTTTCCTTTCTATCATCTCCTCACTGATCTTATGCATGAAGTTGCAGAGGCGGCAATGGCGAATGCTTCGGATCGCGATATATATAATTCAATAAGAGCAACGAAAACATTGAGGGCGGGAGTTTTGGGGGTGAACCTGAAGGCGATGTTTGATTATCTTAATCCGAAGGGCGTTGTATCAGTGCTCATTCAAGTTCAAGAGGATATTAAGGTTGAACTCGCCAAGTTTGATGCCATAGTTGGTGCTGAGCGAAAAAAACTAAACATACTTCGACCAGAAAAAAAATCGTAATCTCTCCGTCGAAGTTGCAGAGATTCACATACTTCCAGCCTATGTTCAATCGGCCCCCACACCTGGTCACGGTGTGGGGCCTTATTCTGGCAGCGTGGAAACCAGTCCTCCCCAGGCTGGCTTACCACTCGATGACCTTCTGGCTTCGCCGAAAGTGGTGGCCTCAGCGGATTCAGCGCAGAGCTGTAACCGGTGCCAGCTTCAAGGCCATTTGCAGCATCCCCACCACGTCGGGTCCGTCTTCATTAATCCACGTCCCGTAGTGTTGACGGATCATGTTGCCGTTGGTGTGGCCCATCTGTTCGGCGATCCAGTCGATCGACGCCACCCCTGTGGTCAGCAACTGACTGGCGTAGGTGTGCCGGCACTGCCCGGGTCCCCGGTAGCGAACGCCGGCAGCGTGCAAATGCGCCTTGAAGAAACGATCGCGCACCACGAAATCATTGGCGTGCGGCAGGCCGCTTTTGGTGTTCAGGAACACAAAGTGCAGCTTGTGTTTTCGCACCGTCTTGTTGTCCCGCTCGACCACCTCCACGGTTTCCGCTTTGCGTCTGCGAGTCAACGCATCGATCTGACGTAGGGCGTCCCATGCTGGAGCTAACAGGCGCACCCGGCGCGTCGATCGGCGGGTTTTCGTCACTCGGTACGCGCCGCGCACCTTGGACCTGCGAAAGGTCACCGTGCCTTGCTCCAGATCCACGTCCTCCCATGCCAGCGCAATGGTTTCCGATACCCGTGGCCCCGCCCAAATCATGAACTGAATCATCAGCAGCTCCTGCGTCCGATTCGTGGGAGTCTCAAGAATCTGCTTTATCTCCGCCCTTGTGAACGGGTCCGGCGCTTCAGGGTCGGGTAATCGCACAAACAAACCCTCGGTCGGATCATGCGCAACCTTTTTGCGAGTGCGGTACAGCCGAAAGACTTGGCGCACGTTACTGATGACGTCCCGGATAGTCTTGTTCTTCAGCCGCTTCGACAGCGTGTCCTGTACCCATTCCTGCAAATCCAGATGATCGATCTGGTCGATCTGCACCTTGCCCCAGCGCGGTCGAACATGTACCTCGGCCTTATTGGCATATCCTCGATAAGACGTCGCAGCAACGCTGTTGCTTTTGATCTTCAGCCATAGGTCGAGGTAGTGGCCGAAGGTGTTCTCGACCAAGGTGGCTGAATCAGGAAAGTGCCGGCTGTAACTGAAAGTGCCAGCCTTGATCTCGTATTCAATGATGTTGACCAGGTGCGCGGCCCGCTCCCGGTTGGCCGGGGTATTCCCGCCGGGCAAAAGCTCCCGGTACCGCTTGCCGTTGTAACGAAAATAGACCCGCACCGAATTGCCACGGGCCTCTACGCCATGTGCCATACACGTCCCTAAACGATGAACTGAACCACTGATCAGCAGAGCAAAAGCAGAAAGGCCCGACATCGGGCCTTCCTGTGTTGCCGTAGGTTGGAGTGTTGCTGATCAGTCCTGACGAAGTAACCAGAACAATCCGGCGCTTTTTCTAGGTGTAGGAGGAATGCCGGACCGGGCTTCCTCGGCTCTGCGGAGTGACGCAATCACTTGCCGTGCTTTGCTGCATTTACGGTGGTTGCCGTGGGCGCGGGATTTGCCACATTGATCACAGGCGCCGGTGAGGTCCAGATTCCAGGGAAACGATTTTCTTCTCTTCATCGTGTCCCCCGATCACAGCCGAAACGATTGAAGCGTTAGGTGAGGCTGATTTTCGGTTTCAGTCTTGGAGCTGCCGGCGTCCGGCGTTTCGCAAACAAACCGATGCCGAGGTCGATTGGCCGGGGTCAGGGCGTTTTCCAGAGAGTGTGCGGTTCTCGCGCATTGCTCGTAGGCGTCCCCGCTGACCCATTGCCGGACAGGAATTACCTGGCAGTCGAGGCGGGATGCGTTGGTGCACAGGTATAAAAACAACAGAGCCGTTGCCTGCATGGTGCTTCTCCTTCGGGCGACCGGGAATTGCAGTTCCCAGTCGCCCGTCATTCAAATCAGCGCGCGTAGCGCCGTGGCTTGTTCTTCTTCGCTTCCGCCCGTGTCGCCATCAGCTCGGCCCACTCGACAGACTTGCGCTGCTGTCGAATCCGACTACAGGCCTGGTGCTTGCGCGTAGATCGGGCTTTGCCACAGATGTCGCAGCGACTGGGTAGGTCAAGCCGATGGCTCGCCATCTGCGGGCGTGTACGTGCAACAGAATTGGTTGAAGGTTGCATCAGACGTCCCCCAGCAATGCGCGGGTTAGGGCGTTGCGCTCGCCCTGGCGTGTCAGCTTGTTCAACGGCTGCACACTGGTACGGCCATTGCGGAGTTTCACGACCGCCGTAGCACGATCGATCTCGGCAATCTTCCCTTCGCGAACGCTGAGACTGACGCTGTGCCCAGTGCTGCGGGCAACGACGAAAGTCACGTCATCGCCGACCTTGAAGGCGTTCGTGGTAGCCTCTGTGCCGCCGCCACTTTGGTTTTGTGCTTGCATGGTGCTTCTCCTTTGGGGTGGTCGGTGGCGAGGGGTTGCAGCCCCTCGGCACCACTTCTTTCCGGCATGAACTCGTTGATCAGCCGGCGCGGCGAACCAGGTGAATCGCCAAGTCTTTGAAGCGCTCGTTGCCAGCGGCCTCCTTCTGCCACTGCAAGATCTCCTCTATCTGTTTGCTCGAGCAATCGTCGACAAGTAGCGTCCGCTCGCCGCGCTCCAACCTGACTTCCATGATTGCCAGCAGGCCGTGATGCGAATACGCGTCCGCATGGATGATTCCGGCCTGTCTGCCTTTGGCCAGTTGCTGCGCCTCGATCGACCTGAGTTTTGTGGTCTTGCCCGTGCCGGCGTCGCCGGTGATGACCTGAACTTGCATGGTGCTTCTCCTTTGGAGCGTGCCCAGCGTTGCAGCGCTGGTTGCGGTTTACGCGCTCTGAAAAATCCAGCAGCGCACGGTGGTGGGTTTGTTGAACATCGCGTTGCCGGCCGCTTGTGATGCGCGGACTGCGCTGTACACGGCCTTGTTCGATTCCAGCCATTTGTGGCTGCGACTGTTGACCAGCAGCCCGCGCAGGGTCTTGAGGTCAGCGAGGTTCTGCCGATGCTCGCTGGCCTTCTCGGCGAACTCGTTGAGGTTGATCGCGATGAGTTTCGGGTCGGTGCTGTGGTTGACCTGCGGGCCTTCGCCCAGGCTTTCGAGGTATTCGTAGACTTCCCAAAATTCGGCAACCAGCGGGTGGTCGGCACTGATCGCGGCTTGCCGCTCCAGCGCCATGACCATCAGCGCCTGATGCGTCGTGGCGACGTGGTTGTCATCGAGCGGGCAAACCAGGCGCAGGCAATCGACCAGGGCCATCAACTGGCTGTGGTTCTTGATGATCCGTTCCACGCGGATTTCTTTGAGCCGGCGCAGTTGCTGTTCATGAACCAGCACGCGTTCGGCGAACTTGGCCATCACTTGGGCTTCGGCACGAACGGCCAGCAACAGGAAGTGGCTCAGTTGCTCGACCGGGATCAGGTTCAGGTTGTCAGCCGCTGCACGGCTCTCGGTGGTGACTTCCGGGCGCGCAAAGTGGGATTTGATAATCCGGGTGAGGATCGCTTCTGACGCGCTGACATCAGCGTTCTGGCTAATCGCAATTGCGCCCCGGAACGGCGGTTCGTAGGTCTCGTTGCCGCTGGTTTTCATGCCCTTGGTGCCGAGTGTGCCGCCGCCGTAGAAGTCCTTCAGTTCGTCCCAGTCGAAGCCCTTGGCGTGTGCCTTATCCGGCTCGTTACGGTCACCTTCGATCAGCACGACCGGCATGTTGGAGACTTGGCCCATAGCGCGCTGGCGTCCGGCACGGGTCGATTTCGACGGGTCAAAACCTTCATGCTCGCGGCCTAGCAGTTTCCACAGAAAAGTCAGCAACGTGGTCTTGCCGGCGCCGGCTTCACCGGTGACCTCAAGGAACGGAAAGGACTTGTACTGAGATCGGATCTGCTCGGCGAACAGCGAGCCAAACCAGAACGCCAGGGCAACTATTCCCTTGGCACCGAAGCACAGCCACAGCATCGGCAGCCAGTCAGTGCGGTACTGTTTGCTGTCGCGCTGTATGTGCATGGCGATCGACTTCTGCAGCGTCTTCAGCCGCAGCTTGCCGAACTCGAAAAAGTCCTCCTTGTTCACCACGCTGACGATGCCGCCGCGTACCGCAAGGTCGCCGAACACGTAGCAGCCATGCAGTTTGCTGTAGCCGATGAAGTCGATGGTCTCGACGGTTTTCAGGCCGAATAGCTGATCCTTCATGATCTTGTCGAGCTGCTGACCGCTACCGGTGAACACGGCACCGGCGGCCATGCTGAGCAGGCGCTTTTTGAACTCGCTCGCAGCCGCGACCTGGCCACCGGTGAAGGTGTTCTTGACGCTGCCGCTGTCGTGCGGGAAATCGACGCGGAAGTAGTACCAGGATTCGTCGGTGACTTCGTTGCGCTGGAAATACAGTGCCTGTGGGTAGCAGTTGGCGATTTCCACCACGCCGCCGCACTGGCGCAGGGCCTTTTCGCGACGCTGCTTTTCGTTCAGCAGCTGGTCTTCGTGGCGATCGGAGGATTCCAGCGCCTGCATGGCCTTGTTGAATTTCTCCAGGTCCATCTTGAACCAGTAGAGCCGGCTGTCGAAGCCAAAGTGAAACTCGTGGCGCTCGCGCCATTCGTACATCAGCACGCCTTTCTCGGACGCGCTTTCGGCGATCAGCAAGGCGCCGTGATAGCGAGCCGTGGCCAGATCCTTTTCGATCTGCTCGGCACGCTCGCTTTCGCCGTCGATGAATGCCCAGCGCTGATGCAGATCGTTCCAATCGACCTTGCGGCTGTCCGACTGCGGGATCTGCGCCGCTTCGCACTCGTAGCCCAGGGCGCGAGCCTGACGCACCCAACGCTTCGTGTATTTGTGCGCGCCGGGTTCGTTGTCCAATGCCCAAATGAGCTTGGGCAATTTACCGCCGCGCTGCCGGGCCAGCTCTTTCAGAGACTCTTCAGGGAAGAAGGCCGACGACATCGCCGACACCGCCGCAATGCCGTTATGTACCAGGGCGATGGCATCGAAGATGCCCTCGACAATCCACAGCTCTTTGACGTCCAGCAGCTCGACACATGGCGGACACCACCAATACCCACGCGGGCTATCGCCAGGCTTGAACCGCGCTTTCATCTTGCCGAACCGGTGCGGCCGGTCTATCAGGCGTTCCCAGTAGCCACCTTTCTCCAACGCAAAGCGCACCGTCGCGCTGCCGGCATTCAGCTCGCCGGAGAAATACGTTTCCTGCGTAAACCAGCCTTGAATCAGATCAAGCCGAAAGCCTCGGGCAAATTCCAGATAGGCACGGGCGGTGGCGCTGGGGTGTTGCTCGCTAGCCGGGGCGCGCTTGCTCCAGTCTTCGAACAGGTCTTCGTAAATTTCTTTAACGTGCCAGGTCTGGCCGCACTTGCCCCGGCCGCAACGGATCATCCACGGGTCATCGTGGAAGGCGTACAGCTCCTTTTTCTTGCATGCGGGGCATTCACCCTGGCGCATGTATTTACCGGCTTTGTGCTTCAGTCCGTAGTCGGATTCAAGACGTTGCAGGATGTCGGCGCGCAAATCGTGTTTCATGTTCATCGGGGCTTACTTCACTTCGCCGAGACTGTGTTTAAGGGCGCCAATTAGGCGTTTTTGCGCGGCCATCACCGGGAAGGCCGACAGCAGCGAGCCGTGCCGTAAACCCTCGGGGATCATGCGAAAGCGATCGTCATACCAGTACTCGTTGAACTGCATTGAGTACTGGGCGCGCAGTGCCTGGAGCAGGGCTTCGGCCTGTGCACGGGGCAGTTTTGCGGTGATGGCGATGTCGATTTCCATGATCCACCTCGGATTTCAGGCAAAGCTCACCCAAACCCACGGGAAGCGGGGCAGGGCGGGTTGTTTAAAAAGGGGTTACTGAGGGTGGTGCTTGTGCGCGGAACCGCGCTGGGTGAGCAGGCTTTGCGGCAGCAGCCTCGCCGGTACCGGGTAGCGCAGATCAGCACGGGTGTCGATCAAGTGCACGACCGTGCAGCCGGGGCTGTTGCCCCAGTCCACGCCGATCCACTTGCGCTGATTGATCACCTGCAATTCAGTCCTGGCGTTGTGCACCAGGCGTTCCGCCATGAAGACCGGCACTTCCAGCGACGTGGCCAAGTGGCGAACGCAGTTTTCATAGAGCAGGTCCGAGTCCACCAGGTACTGCGCTTCGTGTCGTTGCAGGTAAGCGAACGCGGCACGTTGCATGCTGCTGCGGTAGTCGTGGGTCAACTGATCGTGGTTCATTGCGCACACTCCATTTCCATTTGGTCGAGCAGGTCGGGTTGATCGTTGGCGGTTTTCATCGCGGCGCGGCGCAGGGCGATGTCGGCAATCGGCAAGCGCACCGATGGGTTGGCCATGCCGCTGGGACTCATTTCGTGAGTCATTTCGAACTCCGCACGCACCGACCAGCCGCAAGCCTCGTTGGTGCATTGCAGGTAGGCCACGCGCAGGAAAATGTGTGTGCCTTCGCTGGTGCGGATACGCATACGGCCGAGGCAGTGCGGGCAGACAAGCTTGTAAGTACTCACCCGGCGAACCCCCGACCGTGCAATTGAATGGTGGCCAGCACTTCGGCGTAGCGGGCGGACATGTAGTGCACCAGAGCGTTGATGATTGCTTGGGCTTCGCAGGACTCAATGACACCGTCGTCGAGTGCTTTGGCAATGATCTGATCAACCATCCCGCGCTTGGCGGCGGCTTTGACTGACCGGTTGTACAACTCAACGTTGTCCAGATCCGCCGATGCTGTCAGCGGGACGAACATTCCGCCGTATTTGGCTGCAATGTAATCCGGCAGGAAGGTTGTTCCTGCTACCTGTTCAAGGCGATGAATGTGGTCATCACTCAGCGGTCGGCTGCCGGCGTTTTCATAGGCCTGGTTGTCGAACTTTTTGAGTGGCATTCCCAAGTCGGCAGCGGCGTAAATGCGGCCTCCCTGGTATGCACCAATCACTGCGCTGACCACGTCTTTCCTGTTGGCTAGAACTGGGCGTTTCATCTTCTGGTTTCCTCCCTGAGCCAACGGGCTTAGTTTTCAATCACGCCGTCTTTGATACCGAGCAGTACAGCGGCGCGATGAGACTCGCCCCGCAGACATTTCTTCTGTCCGTTCAGCACGGCGTACACCGTAGAAGGCGTGAGGTTGTGTTGATCGGCCCAATCCTTGGCAGATAGACCTTGATGCGCGAGGCGCTCGCGGGCGCCTTGGCACGCTTGCTCCGTGGGGTATCCGTTCGGCATAGTCTCGTTTCGTGTGATTTCGTGTGATGACAGGCGAAGTATTTCCCATGATTGTGGGAATGTCAAATCGCTATGGAGACATTTGTGGGAATTGGTGATCGCCTGAAAGAAGAGCGCGAACGGTTGGGCTTCAATCAAACCGATTTCGCAGCGAAGGCTGGTGCCTCAAAAAACAGCCAATACAACTACGAGAAGGGCGAACGTAGCCCTGATGCGACCTATCTAGCCGCAGTGGCTGAGAAGGGAGTCGACGTGTTGTATGTGGTGACCGGTGAGCGCAAGCCCACAACGGTCGAAAGCATCAGTCCCGATACGGCAAAATTTCTTGAGTTCTATCAGCACGTCACGGACTTGGATCGAGAGGTGCTGCTTCGTATGGTTTCGGCTTTTGCAAAAGCCGCGAGCATTGATGGGAAAAAAGAGAACGACTGACTTGGGCAATGACTGCTCAGGTGTGTAGGCGCAACACGCCGGCCACGATGGCCGGCTTTTTCATGGATATAGAAAGGAGCGGTTCGAATGGCTTTGAAGCCCTGTAAGTCTTGCAAACACAAAGTAGATATTTCAGCGAAGGTTTGTCCCAGCTGTGGCGTTGCCGATCCGGGAGTCACCCTGGGCCAGAAGATCGGCGGGTTTGTCATTCTGGTAATCATCATCGCTGTGACAGTGTCGATGTGCTCAAGGGGTAACAAAGACGAGCCTGTCGAAAAGGTAACGCAGAGTGTTGCGACCAAGGCTTACACGATCACTAAAGACGATTTCCAAGAGGGACGACCTCGTAAAGTTGAAGTCGTCTTACCCAAGCGTGTAAGTGATGCGGAGCTGTCTGAAGTAGCCAAGGCCGTTCGCGCCGATACGAAGTCGAAGCCCAAGACGACATTCATCGGCTTTAGGATCGAAGGCCAAAACGACAAGGCGTACTGGGCCAATGCCAGTTTTGATCCTGACTACAAAAGCTCCCTCATCGGCCTTAGCGCGCAGGACTATGAAACTCTGAAGGGGCTGGACCTGAAGGAGTATCCAGATCGGCTTGGTTCCTGGTTGCGCGACGGTGCTCTTGGTCATTTGGTCGTGTTGTACAAACGCGATGGCAAATATTCCATGGACCAAATCTTTGCGAGTGGTGGGAAAAATACATATAGCTATCGAGCGAAGAAGCTTGCTGATGGTGGACTGCGCCTGGATGAGCCAGACAATATGTTCAATGAGTACTACGTAGTCGATGCAAAGGGGAACTTGCAGGGATGGGGTGAGAACGGTGTCTACATGACCCTGCCACCGCGTCCGGTACTGTAAAACCCGGCGCAACTGCTACTTACATTTCCAACGTGGTGCATAGGTACGGGAGTAGCCATCTGGGAGGCGACACCCATTCAGTCCGGACCCAAATGATTTGGCGGGGCTGGTGGCACAGAAAAACGTGCTGAGAATGGGTGACTCCCGGGCGGTTCAGGTGCTGCGAATGGCGCCCCGCCCATCACAAGGAAATGGAGTACGCACGATGGAAAACCTTACCCCTTTGGAGCACCTTTTTTTGCAGCTTCTCGCGAAGCTGGATGACCAGCAGCGGCAGGACGTGCTGAGGATCATGGAGGCGCTTGTGCAGTCAACGAAGTAAGGCGTTACACGAGGTAGCTCCGGTAGCTTTCCGGGGCTTTCACGTTTGTAGGCACGTTCACGGGAGGCGCTTGTCCTTCCGCTGTGCAGCTCAAGAAACAGCTGCATAAGTCGACAAACTTTATGGAGTGAGAACTCTGCAGGGACGTATCTGAAGAGGCTTTACCGTCTATTCCAAGCGGCCTGCAAACGAGTTCTCCATCGAAATGGCACACGGAAAAGGTCAGATTTGTGGAAGTTGAAAAAGAAGTCAAAGCGGCGAAAAAACTAGCGGTTCGAGGCCTGATCATTGCGGTAGTAGGTTTTGTTTTCGTTTTGGTCTCGTTGCTTCTGGGGATTTACGGATGGGCGGATCTCAATGGATGGGTGGCGGTAAAAAACCTCGTGGGCAAGATTTACACGAATACTCAGTTCCCAGTGCTGGGGTCCATCTGGAAGATTGCTGCCCAGCCCAATTTGAATGAACCGCTACAGCTGCAGAACCTAGGTTTTTTTGGTGAGATTGTGGTGTTTATGATCGGTGCAGCGATGGTAGGTACTGCTAATAGAACACTCACGGATGTCGCCAAAGCGTCACATGATGCGACACAGGAGCGTCGGAAAGAGCAGCTCAAGAAGCAGCAGCAATAAGAGTTGAAAGAACATAGATGAGAGAAAGGCGAAGTCTTTCTTGACCATTGAAAGCAAATGCCCGGCTATCAGCCGGGCATTTCTTTAAACAATGACTGTTTCGGAGAAGTCGCAAGAGTCACATTTATATAGACGTGAATTCGCCCCTAATGCGCCAAATGTCGCGTCGGGTTTCGAGGAGACTAGCTTATACGTCCTGTTATTACAGCTAGGGCAGCGCTCACCGGTTGCACTGGTTAATGAGCTGATTCTCTCTTTCAGTTGCGCATTTTCTGATAGCAGGTCTGCAAGCTTGAGTTTGACCTCTGATAGCTCAAGGCTGAGATCGGCTAGAATTCCTTTAAACTCAGCGTTTTCAATATTTTTGCTGATGTCTTTCAACCGCAGTGCAAGGTTTACTGCCGTTGAAACTGTAGAAATTAGGTCTGTCATTCTGCTTCCTTGATGAGTGGTCTCTTCTGCTTACATTATAGAGTGATGAACATATTTCTAAGAGTGAAAATATCCGGCGTCAAACCGATCAGAACGATAGAAACAGGGACGCTTATGAAAAATGAGTATTGCGTCAGCATCAGTATCAGCATGGCGCTTTTGACGTTTTCCACCGGAGCGCTCGCCGAGCGTTGCGACACAATCTTGGCAAAGCTTCAGCAGGAGCGCCATCTCACGCAGGTAAAGCAGACCGAAGGCAAACAGACTACCGAATATCGTGACGGGTTAAACACCACCCTCTCTTTAAGCTGTGCGCTCGGATTGCCGAACATCATGGTTTCATGGGACGGGGCGAGACCTGACCAGCAATTCTATGAGCTGGTCGGTAGAGTTGGCAGCTTGGTTTCAAGGCGCTCTGCGTCCGATATTGCAAAGTTTTCGGAGCAATGTCGGACGAAGGCGCTAAACGACAGCGGAGAGATTTCAAAAGTTGAGCTGAAGGGGCTTGCCATTGAATGCCAAGCTTTTGATCGCGACGGTGGGGGGACGATCATTTCTGTGTTTGCGGGATAACGACTACGTGTTTGCCTCTTTCATGTGGGGCTTTCTTCCTTGGTCGTTTGGAGCCGTTGGAATTCTCGATTAACCGCTCTCTTAGCTGTCTTCTCTGATGCATACAGCCATCGCAACCGTCGAGGTTTGCTCTGATCGCCAGCAGTCACTGTCTTCTCTTGCCCGGTTTTTTTGTCGCGGTAGTGGGCAATGATCCCTGTGAAGTCTCCCTTGTTCTCCTCCGCCAAATCCTCAACAGTGTCCTCCGGTAACTTGCTCTCCAGCTCAAGGCTGACGGTGTAACCGTTATCTGCGCTGAACGTGTGTTGCACATTCCCGCCGTACCAGATGATTTCGTCGATCTCAGGCTTCACACCTTCCAACGTATAGGTCAACTCAGGTATCAGATCCGGTCTGCCCATGGCCAGGGTATAGCTGAGCGTCGCGCTGCCACGTTGTAGGCGATTGAACTCGGCCCGCGCGGCGCGCAGGGCAGACTGTCGGTCGCTGTAGGTGTGGCGCAGATCCTTGAGGTTCTCACCGCCGCCGGCGATGGCCTCCTGTTTTTTGGCGCTGTTCACATCGTAGAAGTAGGCACGCACACCGTCGTAGCTATCTCGGTCTGCTTGCAGGTAGCGGTGCTGGTCGCCGTCGGCGCGGGTAAGCGTGATGTGGGGTAGCTCGGCGCCGCTGGCGGTCTTGCCGCCGCCGGCGGGGAGGCAGAGCAGGCATCCGGCTTTGACGGTGACCACTGCGTCGAACTCTTCGCCGACACGGCTGATCAGGTTGGCGTCGGACTCGTTGGCCTGGTCCAGTTGCAGGATAGGCAAACCGTCGAGCGCGCCGGCGATGGTGGCGGTCAGACCGTTGCCTAGGGCGATATCGCCCAACACGTCACCGAGCGTGGTGTTGCTCCAGCTGCGTTCGCGTTTGGTCTTCAGGCCTTTGCGCAGATCGGCCGAGCGGGCGCGAATGCTCAGCACGTCCGGCGCGCCGGAATGTTCGGTTTCATCGACGGTGTAGGTGCCCTTGTCGACCAGTCCGGTATCACTCCAACCAAGCCACAACCGAACCACCGCGCCCTTTGGCGGGATGGCGAGCAGCCCGTCGTGGTCGCTGAGGGTGATGCTTAGTTGGTCGGCCTCGATGCCGCGGTTGTCGGTCAGGTCTAGGCTCATCAGGCGCGGGCTGATCAGTTGGGCGATGTCATTACCGTCCACGGTGATACGGAACGCTGGCACCGGGTAAGCCGCCTCGCGTTTATAGCGCTCGATGGTCTTGTCCAGAAAACCGGTGACGCGGGAGAGGGCGGCATCGATCACAGCAGCGCCCTCATGATGCTGACGCCGGCGCTGGTACCGGCGCCGATCAGGTCGATGCGGTCGTCATCGATGCGTTTGAGGTTGAGGGTGAATTCGATGCGGCGCGGCGTGCCGTCGCGGAAGAAAATCGTCTTGGTTTCGCTCAGGCTTTCGATGATCCACAGGCCGTAGATCCGACCGCTGCCTTCGACCATTGGCCACGCCTTGCCGGTGTTGGCCATCAAGCGCAAAGCGTCGAGGCTGAGGGCGCTGCCGGCGAGTTCCGGCAGGATGATGCCGGGCAGGGTGATGGAGTCATCACCACGGCCGACGAACTGGCGTGCCGGCGCGGCGCCGACGCGGTTGCTGCTGGCGTGGCGCCATTCGGTTTGGCGTTGCAGTTCCTGGTAGGCGGCGGTGGAGAGGCTGAAAACGAACATGCCCAGGGCAAGCATCATGGCGGGTTACTCCAGGTCGGACAGTTTGCTGCGCTGGCGGGCGCTCTTTTCGCTGGAGACGCGGGCCAACTCGGCGCGCACGGCGCGGGCGATGGCGCGCTCATCCATGCCGGGCGTGGTGTGGATGTTGATTTCGTAGGTGTCGTGGCTGTCGTAGGCAGCGGCCGTCGCCGGGCTGATGGGCGCGCGATTATCGATCGACACTGAAGAGGAGGCGGCGGCGCCGGTCGGCAACTGCGGCAGCCCGATGGCGCCGAGCGGGCCAGCCACGGCGCCGAGCGTCCGTTGCCCGGCCGACACGACTTGTTTGCCCATGTCAGTTATGGCGCCCAGCGGGCCATCCTGGCCACCTTGCAGACCTTGGGTCAGCCCGGCCATGGTGAAGCCGCCGAGCGCGGTGAACACGCGGGACGGGCTGTGGATGCCGAGCTTTTCCTTGAACATGTTGATTGCCGAATCAGCGATAGAGCTGACGGCATTCGTGATCTGGCCCAACCCCGCGAGCAGTCCGTTGACCAATCCGTTGACAAGCATGTTGCCGAACTCGGTGAAGCGGCTCGGCAGATCTACACCGAGGTAACTCAGTACGCCGGCGAAGGCCTGGTAGATCAAGCCGATGGGGCTGAAGTTGGCGAGCGTGGTGAGGATGCCGCCGATACCGCCGCTGAACCCGGCTTTGATCTCGGTCCAAGCGTTTGAGAAGTAGAGTTTTACCGCATCCCAGTTGCTGTAGATCAGGTAAGCCGCACCGGCGAGCACCGCAACGACGGCACCGATGGCTAGCGCCACCGGGTTGGTGGCGAGGCCCCACAGTGCAATGCTAACTGTTCGCAGGGCAGTCACCAGTGCGCCGCTGAGTGTGCTGGCCAGCGTGCGAAGACCTTGGCCCAGCATGGGGAGTGCATTGCGGGCCAGACCGGTGATGGTGGGGGCGAGCTTTTGCATGATTCTCAGCGTGCCACCACCCTGCATGCCGAACATCGCCATGCCGTAACGAATAACGGCAAACGGGCCGAGCAGGCTGGCCATCCCGATGGCCAAGCCACCGAAAACGAACGACAGACCCGCGACCAGCGCCACGACTTTGACCAAGCCGCCGGCGAGTTTCGGGTTTTCCCGCGCCCAGGCGCCGACGTTGTTGGCGACCTCACCTAGCGTGTTGATCAGCTCTTTCAGATCCGGCGCGACGGCGGCGCCGAACTCGGCCATGGCGTTGGTGAAGCTGCCCTCGGCGGCTTCCATGACGTTGGTCAAGGTGCTGAGTTGCTCATTGACCCGCGTGCGCAGGTCGGCTTGATTCTGGAGCTTCTGCTGCACCTCTTTGTAACCCGCCAGCCCCTTGTTCATCATGGTGTTCAGGGTGGTCATGGTTTCCGAGTCATCACCGAATAGGTCCTTGATGGTCTCGGTACGGTCTTCGTCGTTCAGTGCTTTCAGCTTTTCGACTTGGGCGAACAAGTTCTCCAGCCCGGCGAAGTTGCCTTCCTTGTTGGTGAAGCTGAACTGAATCTTCTGGCCCTTGAGTTGGCGGATCTTGTTGACGTCGTCGACCTTGTCCTTGTTCAAGCCTGCCTGAAAGATTTTGCGGAATGCGTTTCCAGCGGCGCCGCCTTCCATGCCGGCCTGATCCATCATGATCAGCAGCGGAGCCAGTTCATTCGCGGCCTCGATCCCTGACTTCTTGATGGTGTCCATCACCGGGGCAATTTTGCTGAAGCCCTGCAGCATGTTGGTTGAATCGACACCGGAGTAGAACCCGCGCTGAATGGTGTCCATCAACGCCATCATGTCCTTCTCGGAGGTGCGCGTGGCGTCCTGCATCTTGGCCGCGAACTCGGCGGCTTCGGCCACCGGCATTTTCAACTGCACGCCCAGGTACGCGGCGGCTTCGCCGGTACCGCCGAGGATGCTTTGCGCGCTGAGGCCTTGGCGCCGCAGCATGGTCATCATTTCTTGAAAATCAGCGGTGGTACCAGGCAAACGGTCGCCCAGTTTCGTGGCGAGGTCAGTGATCTTCTGGAAGTCCTCGGCGACTTTGCCGGTGTTGTCCATCATCGACACTTTCAGCTGTGTGGCTGAGTCTTCGTTCGGTGCAAATGCACCCACGGCTTTGGCTATCGGGCGGCTGGCCGCGTAACCAACGCCCAACCCGGCCGCACCGTTGACCGCCATGTCACTGGCAAGGCCTTGGGTCTTTGCCAGTTTGGCGCGTTCGGCGGCCATGCGTTTCTGCTGGGCATTCAGCGCGACCAGCCGTTTGCCCTGTTCGCTGATCGTGGTGTTGGTAGCGCCGATCTGCTCGCGCAACTGGCGTTCGTGGGTGCCGAGGTCTTTGGTGCTGATCCCTGCGCTGTACAGCTTCGAACGCAGGGTCTGCAACTGTTCGGACTGTTGCTGGTGTTGTTCCTTGAGTCGCTGAGCCTCACGCACGGCGGTGCGGAAGTCCTTGGCCAATGCCTTGGTCGGAACGCCCGTGGCGGCAAACTGCTGGCTGAGCGCGCGCACTTTGTCGCGGGCCGAGGTGAGGGCGGTTTCGGTCTGTTCAGCGGCGGCGCGCTGGGTCCGCCAGGCGCTGACGTCTTTCTGCTGGGCGTTGAGTTCCTTGAGGCGGTCGCGGGCGTCCTTGAGTGCGCGGGCAGCGCCGATGCTGCCCTTGTCGATGGCCTTCAGGGGGCCGCTCGCCCGGTCAATCGCGTTGAGCAGTACCTGAAGTTTTAAGTCATTCGCCATCGGTGGAACTCCGCACCCTGGCGCGCTCGCGCCAGTCCATCAGTTCTTGCAGGCCCAGCTGGTCCATGTCAGCCGGTGCCCAGTGAAAAACCACGGCCAGATCGGCCATGGCGTCCTCTACGCAACGAGGGAGGCGTCCGTCCTCACCGACTTCTGCAACAAAAAATGCGCGACCTTGTTGCCGCAGGCGAGCAGGTCGGCCGGGTCCATGCCGGCGGCTTCGGTGGCGGTGATGCTCGGCGAGGTGATGCGCGGCAGTACCTTGAGCAGGGCGGCGACGTCGAGGTTCAGCAGGTCCACCAGGTGAACGCCGCGCAGCTCGCCGGAACAGGGCTTGCGCAGGGTGAGGCTGTCGATCTGATTCTTGCCACGCAGGATCGCGGTATCGAGGATGACGGTATTGTCATCGACTGCCGGCAGGGCTTCGGTATTGGTTTCTTCAGTATTCATGTGCTGCTCCAGGTAATGGTTTTAAGGAGTGGTTCAAAGGCCGATGGCGGAGCGCTGTTTCTCCAGCATGTCCACGCCGTTGATCTTCTCGATGAAGTTGAGCAAGTCGATTTCGATGATGTCTTCGTTGTCGACGATCAACTTGTAGTAGCTGCAGGTGGTGGTGATGCTGTGTTCGGTGTCTTCACCGGGCGCCGCGTCGCCCATCTCGATCGTTTCGTGACGGCCACGCACGATGATTTCCACGGCGCTGATTTCGCCGGTGTCGTCTTGCTGAAACGAGCCGGCGAAGCGCAGTTGCACACCGGACGCGTTGACGCTGCCGAACTGCTTGAGCGCGATCAGATCCAGCCCGCCGGTTTTCCATTCGAACTGGATGCCGTCATCGGAGAAGCCGAGGTCAGCCTTGACCGGGCCGTTCATGCCGCCGCCGCGATAGCTTTCCATCTTGCGTCCGAGCGGCGGCGGGGTGACGCTTTTGGCAACGCCCTGGTAGGTGTTGCCGTCGTTGAACAGGTTCATGTTTTTGAGTTTGCGAGGCATGGCCATGGCGTTGGTCTCCGGGGTACGGACTCCCCCGCAGGGGAGCGCCGATTCAGGCGTTCACTTTGCTGGCGAACTGGATCAGGTAGCGGTCGGTGATGCGCTGGCGAAGGGTCAGGTCTTCCAGCGGCGGCACAGGCGTGTAGTCGTAATCGAGGTAGAGCTTGCCGGCCTTGAGCGTGTCCTTGTCGTTGATGTCTTCCGGGTACCAGCAGTCGCCGCCGATCAGGTAGCCGCTGCCGACCATCTCGCGGAACTTGGCCTTGATGCTCTCGATCATGTCGCGCACCAGGGACGGGTGCATTGGCTTATCCACGGCCCACATCTGCGCTTCGGCCATGGTGTCGGCCAGAATCTGCGCGGTGCGGGTGTAGTTCTCGAAGGCGAACAGCGGATCGTCGCTGCACGTGCGGCTGCCCCAGAAGCGGAAGCCGCTTTCGTTGATCAGGGTGGTGACTTCGTTGCCGTTGAGGTAATTGGCATCGGTGGCCGGGTTTTGTAGATCCCAGAACACGTCGGCGCTGATGCCCGTGACGCCGTTCACCGCGACGTTGGAAAGGGTTTTGTGCCAGCCCACTTCCTGATCGATCTTGGCGCGCAGGCCGAGTGCACGGGCAACGGCCGAGGCCTTCACGGTGGTGCTGGTGACGGTGTCCCAGTTCTGGAAGTCTGGCCAGATCACCATGACTTCCCGGGCGCCGAAGTTCTCGCGATAGGCGACGGCTTCTTCCTTGGTTTTGCAGTCCCAGGCACTGACGTAGGAGAAGGCGCGCAACTGCTGGGCAATGCTCGCCAGCGCCGTGGCCACGGGTTGGCTGTCTAGACCTGGCACGCCGAGGATGCGCGGCACCATGCCGACTTTGGCCTTGGCGGCGAGCAACGCTTTCATGCCGGTGTATTTACCGTCGGCGGTGGTGGTGCCGATCAATGCGCTGGCCGTTTCCGCTTCGGTGGCGCCTGCCTTTACGCGCACGACGATGGTGTAGGGTTTGGTCTGGTCGGCAATGGCTTGCAGGCTGGCGGCGAGGGTGCCGGTGGTGCCAGCCTTGCCGACGGCAGTCTGTACGTTGGTGAGCAGTACCGGCGTGTCGAGCGGGAAAACGGTAGCGTCGGCATCGTCGGCCGTGCAGACCATGCCGATGACGGCGGTGGGGATGGTGCGAATGGGGCGGGTGCCGTCGTTGAGTTCGAGCACCCGCACGCCGTGAAGATAATCGGCCATGGATTTGCCTGCGCAGTAAATGGGATGACAGTGCACAGGCTGCCGCGCGCGCGCCGGATGGGCGAGCGCGTGGGGTTGTAGGGGAAGGGGTTACAGGGCGGCGGAGTTTGGCCAACCCTCAGTCAGCATCTCATCGCGGTATTCGCCGGCCTCGATGGCTCGCAGCAAAGCGAGTTCACGGTCAAAGCACGCTTGAACGTGCGCCCGAACAGCCTTGGCGATCTCAATGATTTGCGGGGCGCCGATCTCGACAAAGCCCGTCACCGTCTTGAAGTTGCAGCGGTATTCAGGATCGAGAACGGCAGACAATCCGGTACTGGCAATCAGCGCCTGGCTGTCGCGAGTTGTCTCGATCTGCATACCTGAAACCACAACGCCAATCGCCTCGCGCTTGAAACGTTCTGCCGCGACAATTTTGCCGTAATCAGGCGGAACAATCGTAAGGGGGCGTTTTTCAATAGCCCCATTAATCAAACACCAAACCCCATCCGCCTCCCTGATGGTGGCCAACCACAACGCCTCAGAAAGCTCGATCGCGTCGGTGGGGATGGTGTGATTGATCCGAGAATCATATCGCCCGGAAAGCTCCCCATTGCTGTCAAACGTTGCATATTTCACTGCGTACCTCCCAAGCCCTTAGCGGCCAATAGCCAAATAAAAATATTGCGCTACGGCCGGGCCGAGGTTGCGCACGATCATCTGCGCCGTCTGGAATAGACGTGATTGCGCCACGAAGGCCTGCCCGTTTGTCGCATCGTTCGCTGCGTTGGCGTAGGTCAGAAGAACGACCGGTGTGACGTTAAAGGCGACCGGAAAAGGAACGGTGAGGTTCGCACCGGAGTTGATGACGGTTGTGGTTCCCCACTGCAGAATCACCCCTCCCAGCCAGCTCGGGAATACGACGTAAGAAGAGGAACCATTACCCGCAATCTGGGCAGCAAACCCCCAACGCAGTTTTTTAGGCGTGACAATTGTCGTGTCGTCCGCGCCGGCATCTGTCAGCGCCTGCGTAGCGATCTTGGCTGTGCCAAGCTTGATTTCTGTGGCCTGCGTCGCCAGAGCTTCAAGCGCGGCGATGTCGATGTTTCCCTGATTGATGGGCGCGTTCCACGCTTTAATGCACCACATCACCGCCAGGTTGCGCGGCCGTGTCTCGCCCGTGCTCAGAGGAATGTTCGGACCGGTTTTCAGCCAGCTATCCTCACCGGCCGCAGTGTAGGAAGTGTTAGCTGAAACAGTGTTAGTGCCGGGAACGCCGATAGCCGTGGCGCCATATGGCCACTGGCCCGCCCCCGCTCCGACCCCGCGTGCGTTTTGAATCGACACGGCGGCGGTGCCTGTGTCGTTCACGCCTGTTACGTGCGAGTGATCCTCGGTCTGTTGAGCCTGAAGACTGCCTACCGCTCGCCCAGCATCTATACCGCGCCCATGGTCCCAACCGCGTAGGAATTCCGCGCGGGATTCTGGCAGGCGGAAGTTTTCTGCCCCTTCATCACCCCTGTTAAAAGCTGCGCCAAGGTACGCCGCCAGATCGGGATAAGCGGAGATGCTCTTAACACTGCCATCAACCTCAAGAAATCCAGGCGGAATTTTATTCACCGGAAACGCAACCATCGTGCCCACCGGCAGGGCGGACGCCTGAGCGATCATGGCTTCGATTTCCGCCTTGCTATAAAGCGTCTTGATTGAGTCGTCGACGTACTTTCTGGTTGCCAAGACTACCGACGGGTCGATCTTCAACTGAATGTTCGACGTGCCGCTGGTGATGATGTGCATCCGCACGACCTGGTTACGGCCGGAACCTTGTGCGAGCAATGGCTTGTAGCTTGGCGCTACGTTGGCGACCGCCGAGAACACGCCGTCGTTGTCTTCTAGTGCCAATTCGCGGATCCACCAGCCGCCAACATCCGGGGGCAACACCAGCTCGGCGATGAGGACATTTTCATCGGTCGGCGAAACACGCAGCTGATTGAGCTGGGCGCGGTACCGCTGATTGATCAGCTTGGTCTGCGCGGGGCTGGGTACCGGATCGGTACCGTTGGCATCGCCGATCAGCATGTAACGCGGCTCCCAGGGAATGCCGAGGGCGTCGCAGTTGGTTTTCTTGGCGGCGCCCAGCGTCGTCAGCATGCCGCCGAAAATAGAGTTCTGATCAACCATGGGGATACACGTCCAGTTCGTCGAGGGTGTAGAGGCTCACGCCGCTGTAACCCCGGACGGATACGTCGATGTCCGGGTTGTTCCAGGGATACACGTCGATTTCGTCGCCGTCGTAAACGGCGAAGCCAACGAAGGCGTCGAGTCGGGTTTCAAGAATGATGTCGAGGCCGGTGAGGTGGCGGGTGAGTGGCTTGGCGTCGTCGATCAGCCAGACCAGTTCCTGATACATCGCTTCGGTGATGCCGGAGTCGAGGACGCCAATGCGCAACGCGAAGGTGCCCGGCGTGCCAGGTGGAACTGTTTGCCACCACTCGGCGACCTCAATCAGGTAGCCGAGCGGTTCAACGACCCGGCGCAGCGCACCGATGGTGCCCTTGTGCGAGTGCACGTAATACGCGGCACGGCACGCGGCACGCTTGGCGGCTTCTGTCCATTTGCTGTCCCAGCGATCGACCGAAAACGCCCAGGCCAGATACGGCAGTAAGGGCAGGGGGCACTGGTCAGGGTTGTAGAGCGTGCGCAACGGAATCGGCACACGCTGGCTTTCTGCCAAGGCCTGCGCTGCTTGGCGTTCCAGTGGTGTCGAGTTGCCGGGTAGCAATGGCTGGTAGGTCATCACTCAACCCCCAGTGTCAGTTCCACGCTCGTGCAATACGGTGCCTGGTATTTGGTGGCGACGATGTCTTCCCAGTCTTCCAGTACGACTTTGCGCACGCCCTCGACGTGCAGCGCGGCATGCACGATAGATTCGGAAACCTCCAGTGCCAGGCGTCGGCGCTGATGCACAAACTGGAGCAACTGGGCTTCGGCTGCTGCGAGGACCAATTCAGTTTCGGGTCCGTTGCTCAACGGGTAGATCTTGGCTTTGATCTGGTAGTTGATAATCTCCGCGCCCTGGACCGTAAGTCGATCCGCAACGGGGCGGCGGTCGTCGTCGCTTAGGTAGGTTTTGACCTTGTCGAGCAGTGCCGGCGACGCGGTGCCATCGCCCAGCACGGATTGCACGGTGACCACGGCTTCGGCCGGGGCCGGGCTTTCCGCAGTGGCGTCGGCTACCTGACCATCAGCGGACCGGGCGTGGAAGATGTAGCTGTTGCGCGGGCCGGCGGTGCTGAGGCCTTCCCATGCCATTTGTGCACGCTCGCGCAGGCTGTCGTCGCTTTCCATCAGCTTTGGGAGGGGCGGTACAGCTGTCGGGTTTGCAGCTTGAATGACCAGCCTCTTCACGTTGAAGTTGGCGGCGAGTTGTTCGAGGTCGGTGCCCTTGGCCAACGCCAGCATGTTGGCAACCGATGCCTCGTTGACCCGCTGGCGCCAAACGGTTTCGCGGTAGGCGTTTTCCTCGAGTAATTTGGTCAGCGGCTCCGACTCCATGTTGAGCCGGGCGGCAATCTCGGGTTGTTCTTCGATCGGCCAGAGGCTTACGGCGTAGGCCTTGCGCTCGGCGAGGATCTGCTCGTAATCGATCTGTTCGACGATCTGCGGCGCTGGTAGTTGGCCGAGGTCGATGGCGACGAAAGTGTTCATACGCTGCCCCCCAGTTGCAGAGGCACGCTCAGGCTCAGCGGCTGATTGTTGTCGACGATGGTGCCTTCGAACTCCAGCGCCGCCTGGCCCTGAAGGTTCGCGCCGATAAACTGGATACGGCTAAGGCTGATGCGGGTTTCCCAACGCATCAGAGCCATGACGGTGGCGGCGTAGACCTGCAAGCGGGTGATGTCATTGAACGGCTGATCCAACAACTCGGGAAGCAAGCTGCCGTATTCGCGACGCATTACGCGGGTGCCGATGCGAGTGGTCAGGATGTCGGTGATGGACTGGGCGATGTGTTCGACCAAGCCCAGGGCTGCGCCGGTTTCTCGGTTCATTCGGGTTTCCCCGTTTTCGCACCGCCGGGCATGACGCCGCCATGCAGGTGCTTCACCAGACTGATGCCGGCCGCGATGACATCTTCGGACACGGTGACCAGACCAGTGACGGTTTGGTTGCCGGTCTGGGTGTAGTCGCCTTCGTGGGTGATCGGGCCAACGATGTGGATGCCGCCGGTGCTGACCAGGTTTGTGGTACCACCTTCGGCCAGCGTGGCGTTGAGATGGTGGGCGACGCTGTCGTACTCGATGACGGTGCCGTCGCGGTAGGTCGTTCGGTGCAGTCCTTCGCGGTCGCCGTTGGCCGGCACGTTGTCACTGAACAGGCCAGTCAGGACCACGCCGTTGCCGAGTTGGCCGGATGGGCTGAAAAGGATGATCTGTTCACCTTCGGTGGGCGGACTCCACTCGCGGTCGGCGCCGGCTCGGGCGGCGACCCATGGGAGCCAGCCGGTGGTGAGGGTTCCGGTTTTGACCTGCACACGCGGGGGCTTCATCTGGACGGCAGCGATGGTGCCGAGGCGGATGAGGTTTTCGATCAGGCGGGCGAGGGTGGCTAAGTCGTTCATGGCGCCGATGGTGGCGCCACACGCGTGGGAGTGCAGCTTTGTAGAGTTGTAAAACTCAGCCCTACAGACTTTCTATTTTGTAATTGGCTTTGGTGCTTTTGGTGGGCGCGGAGGCTTGGCAGGAATTTTCTGAGCTATAGATAAAACATCTTTTCCACTAACCACAGTTCGATAAATAAACTGTTCAAGGGTGGTCAGTAAGGTTTGAAACTCTGGATGTGCCGGAGACCAGGCGCGGTGTGCAGCTGCGCTACCTGCATCTATCACCACGCCTAAAGTCTGTGATTCAGTTTCTCCAATAAATCCCTCTTCACGGAGACGCTTTACCTTTTGTTCTAATGGTAGTGAAGGATGAATTTTTAAAATTTCTGTGGTGCGGTCGAAGGCGGTTCGCAAACCTATTGCCGCGAGGATGAACGATCCATGTTCGTACGCCTGATACATCTCATTCAAGATCGAAAAAAGTTGGGGGTCAATTTTCGCTATCTTCCATACCCAGTCAGGTTTTTCGCTTTTCTTTTCTGGAACCGGATAGGTAGTAATCGTAATGGTATTGGAGTACACCTCCTCCCCAGCAGCGTTGTAGCCGATGTCCCAATCTTCGGAGTCCCAACTGCTTTTATGAAAGAAGACTTCTTTGCATCCACAACACTGGGCTAGTTTGAAGTCGCTTTGCCCCCATTGCTCATGCTTTCCATCAGACCAGCTCCATGGCGTGTCAACCTCACCATGGATATAGCAGGTTCTTTCTCCATTGCATCGAGGGCAATGCGCCTCAAAAGTTTTAAGCATGTTCCAAGAGCTCCGTCCGGCTATACAATCCTTGCTGTTGTTCGGTTAACGCCAGAGTTCTTTTACTCGTTTTCAGGTTGGAAGGGAAATTTTGCCATTGAGATCAGGGTATTTGAGTTAAATGATTCAGTAGTTGATCCCGAATCAATTCAAGGTCAGCGTCAGTAAAACCGAGTAGTTCCCTTTGCTCGTACTGGACGTCTGGAGCGCCACGTTCCGCCCGATCTTTTAAACCGTATTGATGCACCCGAGCAATCCGGGCAATTCGACCGGTGAATCCGACGCTGATAGCACTCCCATCGCCTTGCACCTTGAGAAAGCTTGCCGTCCGCAGCTTCTGAAACATTTTCACCTTCCGCTTAACTCGGTCCTGTTTACCACGCAGGTTCCGCTGCTTACGCGGTGCGTACTTACTGCCGTCCGGGTTCTGCTGGGCGATGATTCGTTGCTGCTGGCTTCGACGCAATGCTTGGCCAACGCTGCGGGCCAACTTGTTGCGCGACGCCGGTTCAAGCTGCCCAAGCAGCCCCGCTGCCCAGTCTTCCAGCGCTTCCAGTCGATCGGTCATTTCGGCAGCACCCATTCACTACCCGTGCCCTGCGCACCAGGTATCCAGTTCGGAGCAAGAAAGTCAGCAGACCGTTGCGGCTCTCCGGGATGTCGAATGGTGGTGTTGCCCTGGTCATCCTTGCCCACCACCACACGCTCGGTCAGCGGCAGCGTCAGGCTCATATCGACTTTGCTGTTGTCGAGAATGTCAGCCTCGAACTGAATGCCATCAGCGGCCTTGTTCAGGTTCTCCAGCAGTTCGGACTGGTGAACGCTCAGCCAACCCAGCAGCGGCAACATGACGCTGTCGGGATGGCCGGCGAAATCGGTGAGGATGACTTGCAGGTCGAAGCTGTACTCGAACGACAGCGACTGCGCGGCGGTGCAGCGGATCTTGCCGTTGTCGATGAAGATCAACAGTCGGTCGGGGTTGTGCTTGAGTTCGGCCACCGTGGCGAGCAGGTGGGCTTTCAGGCTGTCGGGCTTGTTCATGGTTGGGCCTGCTGGTGTTGGTAAACCATGTCCACTTGGCTGGCACAGTCTGCCCAAGCGGCTTCGACGCGATCTTGATCGGTGAGCTGATCGCCGTTACTGCGCGGGCTGGTCGCCGGCAGCGTGCACGGCACCACGGCCGGACAACCACTGACGATAAGCGTCGGCGCCGGTGAGGGCGGGGCGTTCGCGCAGCCGGTGAGCAGCATCAGGCAAAAGCTGGGCAGCCCAATTGCGTAGATCGACGTTTTCACGTTTCAGAGCCTCGATGGTGAGTTCGCGCTTTGCCAGGCCTTGGCGCAGTTGATCCTGTTGCGCGCGCAGTGTGGTCTGGGCATTACGTTCCTGTTGCAGGGTGTCGCGCAACGCGTTGGCGTTGGCGAGGTAGCGTTCGGCTTGTTCTCGGGCGCGGCTGGCGTCTTGCTCGGCCAGTTGCGTGTCCTTGTTCGCCCCGCTGATGCGCAGCTCTTGGTTCCAGATCAGCAGCCCCAACGCTGCAAGCAGTGCAACGCCGAGCAGGGTTTGCCGCAACGTACTCACGCCCGATACCAGCCAAGCTGATTCATTTCGCCGACGTCCATATGTTGGATCGGTCCGCGAATGATGATCACTTTTCGCTGAGGGTTCTGAATGCGGAGCGCGTCGCGCAGCTGCACCATGTCGTGCTGATCGCTGTTCTCTGGCACGACCAGCAGATCGCCGTCCTGGACATTCAGCCGCTGCACCGCGTCGAAGTCGATCATGCCGCCACCGCCTGCCCGCAACCGCAATCGTCGTGCCGTTCGTAGGCGCGCTGAAGTTTGATGTCGTACAGGTTTCGCTGGTAGTCCGGTCCGTTGTAGAGCTTGGCGAACTCGGCCCATTTGCGGCCCTTCAGCGCCTTGTGCAGCACCGGATCGGTCTCGATGAAACGGACGAACGCGTCGAATTGCTGCGATTCTCCCGCGCTCATGGCGACGACAAATTCCTGCACGCTGTTGTAGCCCAGGCGCTGCCAGTGAAAGCCCATGATCTGGAACGCACCCCATGACGCGGATTCCAGTGCGGCGGTGTCGTCGATGAGGCGAGCAGTCGCCAGGCGCTGGTGTTCGGCGCTACCGCCGGCATAGCCGCCGGATTTCGGATTGACGATGGCCGGGTTGGCTGCGGCCAACTGATCAGCGTGGTGTTTGAGAGCGGCGGGATCGTCGTCTTCGTGCCGAATCTTCGCCAGTTGACGATACATGATGTGCCGTTCGAACAAGATCACCGGTTTGCCGTTGTCGAGGAAGCCGGCTCCTTTCGACTCAACTTCATTGACCGCGTAGACGCTGGCCAGCGGCACGCTGAGGCGTTCGGCAGCGTTGACCAGGTCGGCATTCTTCAGCAGCTGCTGGCAGCTGGTGCCGGCGAGCGCGCTCAGTGTTTTGCTGCCGGCGACGCCATCAGCCACCAAACCAACCTTGAGTTGATAGACGCGCACGGCGTGTTCCGTGGCGTCGCCGTAATCACCATCGACGTTCAGTTTGGCGCCGTGCTGGTTGAGGCTCTTTTGCAGATTGCGCACCGCTTGCGAGCGGTCACCGTGGCGAAGTGTGGTCATAGCTGTTCTACCTTGCGGTTGAAAATCTTCTTGGCGGCTGCGCGAGTGCCTTCGACACCGAGCAGGCCAATCACACCGCCGAAGAAAGGCGCAGTGCTTGCCGGAATCCCCAGCAGTGACAGCCCGTGACTGGCGGACAGAGCGAGTGCGCCGCAAAGGGGAGCCTCGATCACCATCCGGCGCACGGTGCCGCCGCCATAGATCACGCGAAGGCTCGCAATGATCACGGCCAGCAGGCCGGAGTAAATGGCGGGCCAGTTCTGTTCGAGCCAGGCGGCGAGCCAGGCCCAGGTGTCGGGACGGTCAGGCATGCGTTTCATTCCATGATCCAGAGTGGTTGGGTTCAAGGGCGCGGTGCGGGCGGTTCAGTCCCATAGGTTCACCATCTGCCGTTGCGGGGCGGCGGCTTGGGCTTCGGGCATTTGCACCAGAAGGCCTTGCGGCAAGGTCGGGCCATAATCGGCAAGGCCGGGGTTGGCGTCGAGAACTGCTTCGGTCACGCCGGCGGTGCGGCCGTAGTGACGCCAGCACAGGGCATCAACGGTGTCGTTTTGCTGAGCGCGGATGCTGCCGGCCATCAGATCAGCTCCACGGTGGTGCGGCCGAGGCCGAGGAAGTCGCGCACGGCCCAGCGCTGGTCGCGGCGCAGTTCGTCGATGCTCGGCGTCAGTTCTTCGGCGTTCTGGTTGCCACTGTTGGTGCTGTCATAGGAACGGTAACGCTCGCAAATCTCCGCGCCGGTCGCGGCATAGATCGCTCGTTGATAGAGGTGAACGAGTTCGGATTTGTCCTCGATTTGTTCGGCCGGAACGTCCGCGAGGGTGGCGTAGCCTTCGGCCTGTTTGGCGCGGCGCCAGGTGGCGAACTCGCGGTTTACGCTGATCGCGGCGGCGATGGTCGCGGTTTCCAGTCGGATCGGCGTGACGCTGGAGTCGATGCGCAAAGTGCCGCGCACGTCGTCGAGGTCGATCGATGGCCAGAAGGGGTCGGTGTTGATGTGGCCGCTCGGGGCCGGGGCACCGGTGCCGCCCGCTACGAATCCGCTCATGAATCTGCGCTCTATTGTAGGTCGCCGGTGGTCGGGGCTTCACGTTCAGGAGGAGCGGCCTGGCCGTTCCGCCCCGAGCCGGCGGGGTGCGTGGGGACGCTCGGTTAGCTGCCAGTGGCAGCGAGTTTGTTGAGCAGGCGTTCGGCCCGCTCCAGATCCTTTTTGCCACCGCAGGCGTCGTGCAGGTCGATGGCTTTTTTCAACAGGTCGATGCCGGCCTGCACCTGTCCGGATTGACCGGGTTTTTCGTCGGTGATGCCTTGCAGCGTTGCGCGGCCCATGGCGAGGAACAGCTTTGCGCGGGCTTGGTCCGGCATGTCTTCGGCGTCGGTCAGTTCGGCGGTGCGGTGCAGGACGGTAAGGTCGAACGGCTCGCCGACCTTCTGCGCCTTGAACGCGGCGGTCGCTACTTCTTCGGCGACGAGACAGCCCAACGTGCGGGCGAAGCGGTCCGGCATGACCATCTTGTGTTGCAGCACGTACTGGGCGATGTCGAGGCCACCGGTGAAGTCGCCGGCATCGAAGCGCCAGACCATGATGGTGGTCAGCACTTCGTCTTGGGCACCTTGGCCAGCGTCCAGCACGCCTTGCACATAGGGGATGTATTCGGGCAGCAGCTGACGCTTGAGTTCGGCCTTGCCCTGGTTCGATTGCACCTGTTTCAGGCGCAGGCGATCTTGCAGCAACTGGTTGAGCTGATGTTCGTAGGCCGTGGCGCCGGCCATGGTCTGCGTGGGTTCGGTCGCCGCCGCTTCAATGGCGGCAGTGACTCGTTGGAAATGCTGCTTGGCGAGACTGCTGGCCATGGCTTATGCCCCTTCAAGCTCGATGTTCTCGACCAGGCATCCGAGGCCGTAATCCTCGACGACATAGGCGTCGTTGCTGGATTCGTAGTTCTCGACGCGGTTCTTTTCCGGCGCTTCCTTCACGTAGCGACGGCGTCCGCCGATCTGCCAGTAGATGGCGAGGTTGCTCAGCGTGGTGATTAGTGCAGCACCGTCGGGCACGTACGGCACTTCGACCGGCTGCTTACCGCCCATGCGCTTTTGCGAAAGAATCATGTCGGTCGCCAATTTTTCGGTGGCCGGCTGTTCCTTGTTGATCAGCGGGAAATATTTGTCGTGCACCAGGTTGCTGCCGAGGATGACGACGATGCCCGGATCCTTGCGGTGCCACGGGTCGATCAGGTTGGCGATTGCGTCATAGACCAACGCGTCGAGGTTGTTGTAGTCCGCTTCTGCGCCGGTGCCGATGACGATCTTACCGGCGGTTTTGCCATCCTTGAGTACGCGCGCCGAGGCGTTGTTGCGGTACTGCTGAAGCCAGCCGATGTTGACGTCCTGCAACAGGGGGTTGGCCTGACGATCAGTAGTGGCGGCAGCGCTCACGCCGTTGAAGCCGACCATGATGCGGTCGAGGGCCTGGCGCTTGAGGATCGCATCGCGCAGGCGTGCTTGGAAGTCGGGGAACTTCGCCCAGGCGTCGAGCTGCGCGTAGCGGATCGCGGTGTCAAAGTCGGTGTGCTTGGCTTCGTAGCCTTTCTTGTCCAGCGACGACACATCGCGAGGTTGGCGCACGCCGTTGCCGGTGGTGTCGGTACGGCCGGCGATAGTGCTGCTGACGCCAAGGCCAACTTTTTCGCCTTGCAGTTCATCGACGCCGATGATGCCGATCTGGCCAAGGAATTCGCTGGATTCCTGCATGCGGGTTTCCAGCGTTTGCTGCACGGTCGGATCGACCGCGAAGGTGGCGGCGGTCGAGGACACGCCGTTAAGGCGGGCCAACTGGCTCAGGTAAGCGTTGAAGTGTTCGCGAGTGTCGTTACGCATGAATATCGTCCTTCGAGGGTCGGGGCTGTGGGTGGGCCGGCTGTCAGCAGTCGGTCATGACCTGGTTGTCGCCACCGGTGACCGGAGGGCGCTTCTTCTGGTTGTGGTCTTGGGTGTTTGAGAGCTTTGCCTTCAACTCGGTGAAGTCCTTGCTCAGTTGATCCAACCGGGTGTTCAGGCCGGCGGAGAATTTTTTCTCGGCGGCCAGTTGGTCCGGCAGGTCCTTGACGTGCTCGGCGACGGCTTCGACGGCTTGGCTGATCTGCGAGAACTCGGCGTCATCCTTGGCCTGTTTGCCGCCGAGCAGGATTTGCACCTTGCTGAACAGCTGAGCGCCGAGGCTTGGTTTGTCCTCGATTTCCTCAAAGGTCAGCTCGGTTTCCAGCGCTTCGGTGAACATCGAGGTCGCGGAATAGTGGCGATCCTTGAACGGGTTGGCGTCCGGCTTCTGCGCGGAGAACGCCAGGACATCAGTGCCGAGGCTGGCCGGGGAGTCGGTGACCGCCAGTCCGACGATGTAGGCCTCGCCGGTGTCGGCAAAGCTGTCGTCGATTTCGATGGACGTGTAAATCTTCTGCTTCGCCTTGTTCATGGCGATCAGATCGGACGTCGGCTCAACCTGGGCGAACAGCGCCAGTTTCTTCTGGCCGTTGATGTCCACTTCTTCGGTCTTCACGGCCAGCACGTCGCCGTAAGCCTTGAACGGGCTGTCCGGCATCACACTACGGTAGTGCTCCAGCCAGATGCGGGCGCCGTAGGTGGACGGATTGAAGTTCTTCGCAGCCTGTTCCAGCCAGGTACGTTTGATGATGCGCTTGTCCGAGGTAGCGCCCTCGACGGCGACGCGGAACCAGTTGCTGCGAAACTTCTTCATGCCGGAAATCCTCATTGCTTGGGGCGCCTGCTGTTGGGTGAGCAGTGCGTTGCGATGAAGGGCATGGTCGTGACGCGCGCGAGTTGCGGCAATGAGGCAGGACTGTAGGGCAGGGCGGTACAAGGGGCAGCGCTATTGAGTCGCGGGCGCGGGCGGCAGCATCGCGGCCATGACTACGACCGAACTGCTACCTATCGACCCCCGCCGCCAATCCAAGTTTCTCTACTGGATGGGTTGGCGCATCTGCGAGATAGCCGAGGCTACGGGCGAAAAGGAAAAAACGCTACACAGCTGGAAGGCTCGCGATGAGTGGGACCGGGCGGATAACGTCGAACGCATCGGCGGGGCGCTGGAAGCGCGGTTGGTGCAACTGATCCTCAAGGAAGGGAAAAGCGGCGGCGATTTCAAAGAGATTGATTTGCTGCACCGGCAGTTGGAGCGGCAGGCGCGAATCCAGCGCTTTCAGGGTGGCGGTACCGAAACCGACCTCAATCCGAACCTGGCCAAGCGCAATGCCGAGCCGAAGAAGAAGGCCGTCAAAAACGAGATTGATGAAGACCAGATCGAGCTGCTGCGCGAGGCCTTCATCGATGGCTGTTTCGACTATCAGAAAGACTGGTACCGGGCTGGCAATCAGCGCACCCGCGTCATTCTCAAGAGCCGGCAGATCGGTGCGACTTACTACTTCGCCCGCGAGGCGTTCATCGATGCGCTGGACACCGGGCGCAACCAGATTTTCCTGTCGGCTTCAAAGAATCAGGCTTATCTGTTCAGGGGCTACATTCAGGCGTTCTGCCGCGAGATTATCGGCGTCGAGCTGACTGGCGATCCCATCGTTTTGCCCAACGGCGCCGAGCTGTTTTTCCTCGGTACGAACGCGCGTACCGCCCAGGGCTACCACGGAAATTTCTACTTCGATGAATTCTTCTGGACGTTCAAGTTCGAGGAGTTGAACAAAGTCGCCTCGGGCATGGCGATGCACAAAAAGTGGCGCAAGACCTACTTTTCCACGCCGTCGAGCATGGCGCACGAGGCGTACACCTTCTGGACTGGCGAGCGCTTCAACAAGGGCAAGCCCGCCGCGCAGCATACGAAGGTGGATGTTTCCCACGGCGCGCTCCAGCAGGGCCGGTTCTGTGAAGATCGATTGTGGCGGCAGATCGTCACGATTCTGGACGCGGAGCGGGGCGGTTGCGACCTGTTCGACATCGAGGAACTGCGCCGCGAATACAGCCCCGAGGCGTTCGCCAACCTACTGATGTGTGAGTTCGTCGACGACGGCGCGAGCATCTTTCCGCTGACCCTGTTGCAGTCGTGCATGGTGGACAGCTGGGTCGAGTGGGCCGAGGACTACAAACCGTTCGCCATGCGCCCATTCGGCGATCGACAGGTGTGGATCGGATACGACCCGGCCGAGACGGGCGACTGTTCCGGCATGGTGGTGGTTGCGCCGCCGCTGGTACCGGGCGGCAAATTCCGCATCCTCGAGCGCCACCAGTTCCGAGGTATGGACTTCGCCGCGCAGGCCGCATTTATCAAGAGCGTCTGCGACCGCTACTGGGTGACCTACATCGGCATCGACGTGACCGGTCTGGGCAGCGGCGTGGCCCAGCTGGTGCGCCAGTTCTTCCCGGCGGTGACCACCTTCAGCTATTCCCCCGAAGTCAAAACACGCCTGGTACTCAAGGCCTACGACGTGATCCACAAAGGCCGGCTCGAATTCGACGCCGGCTGGACCGACATGGCCCAGTCGCTGATGGCGATCCGCAAAACCGTCACCGCCGGCGGACGCCAGTACACCTACACCGCCGGCCGCAACGACAACACCGGCCACGCCGACCTGGCTTGGGCGCTCTTTCACGCATTGCACCACGAACCGCTTGAGGGGCAGACCACTGCCAACACCGGGCGTATGGAGATTTACTGATGACCGAACAAATGGCCAACCAGACGTTGCCCGCGACCACACCCGCCGCCGGCGCCGGGACTCAGGTGTTTTCCTTCGGCGAGCCGACGCCGGTGCTGGGTGGTCGGGAGGTTTTCGACTATCTGGAGTGCTGGTTCAACGGGCGTTGGTATGAGCCGCCGCTGTCGCTGGACGGGCTGGCCCGGTCGGTTGGGGCCAGCGTGCATCTGCATTCCGGGTTGATGTTCAAGCGCAACCTGTTGAGCAAGACGTTTATCCCGCATCCGCTGTTGTCGCGGTCTTCGTTTGAGCAGTTTGCGTTGGACTTTCTGTGTCTGGGCAATGGCTATCTGGAAGGGCGGCGTTCGCGGTTGGGCGGGGTTCGGAAGCTGGAAACGCCGTTGGCGAAGTACATGCGTGCGGGGCCGGATGGGCAGTTCTACCAAGTCCGGGGGTGGAAGGATGAACACGCGTTTGAGCCTGACAGCATTTTTCATCTGCGTGAGGCGGATCTGCATCAGGAGATTTACGGGTTGCCGGAGTGGATCAGCGCTTTGCAGTCGGCGCTGTTGAACGAGTCGGCGACCCTGTTCCGGCGCAAGTACTACGAGAACGGGAGTCATGCCGGGTTCATTTTGTACATGACGGATGCGGCGCAGACCGAGGCGGACATTGATGCGTTGCGCAAGGCACTCAAGGAATCGAAAGGGCCGGGTAATTTCAGGAATTTGTTTGTTTACTCGCCGACAGGGAAGAAGGATGGGATTCAGCTGATTCCGGTCAGCGAGGTGGCGGCGAAGGATGAATTCAACTCCATCAAAAATCAGACTCGGGATGATGTGTTGGCGAGCCTGCGTATACCGCCGCAGTTGATGGGGATTGTTCCGCAGAATGCGGGTGGGTTTGGGTCGATTCGGGAGGCAGCCCAGATCTATGTAGCCAATGAGTTGGAGCCTATTCAGACACGGATGATGCAACTGAATGACTGGGTGGGGGAGGAAATTGTTCGCTTCAAAACATATGAGATTGGTGCAAACAAATGAATGAAAAAAACCGCAAATCTGCGGTTTTTTTCATTCTGCGATCAGTGTGATGAAAAAGCTTGCAGAATTTCCTGAGCGCTAGGCTTGCTGTCCACTCTTTTCAGCATAAGAGAATAATCGTCGGTTTCTCTTTCTTGCCGTGCAGGGCGAATTTGCTGGTTTTCCTCGCTTAACGCATCTTTTGCAGCCGACAGCATTTCCGTTTGCGTAGGTCGGGAGGTTAAGAAATTCATAACAATCTCCTTCATTCTGATCGTTTAAAAAAACGGGGATTCAATTCTGGTTTGAAATAATGTTTTCTATCAATCCAGACGAAACCATCATGTTTGCTAATTACTGCCACATCTATTGGCCCTGAGACCGACTCGCTAGGCTTAGTCACCCTTTCTTTCAGTGACTCTAGCTCAATGAGGCTCTTTGCCAACCCAGCCATATCTGGTAAAGGCAGCGAATGTATAATATTGGACAGGGGAATGACATGCTGATTCCTCATTTCCTGCACCCATTTGTCGGTATGGTCCTGATGTGCGGTGGACACCATCTCCTGCAAGCGATCCTCCGTTAGGGGAGTAGCGGCTCCGCATTCAGACATTACCAACCGACCAAAATCTGCCAGAGAATTATTTGTCGATGCGTGTACAGCCTCGAACACGTCCGGAGCGACCCCCATACGGAACGTATTGATCATATTCGTCGTGGCGAAAGGTTGGATGACAGCTGGCGAGCTTGCATCCATCACCCGAGGTGGCTGCCTGGACCAGATCAGACGGTCACCGAGAAAACCGTAGCATTCAAAAACTTCAAGCGTCGGGAAAAAGTCTTCCTTCCCATACCCTGCAATTACCACACCAGTCCTATCGGCAAATTTGCAGAAATCTTTGACCGCATACTTTATCAACGTTGCGACAAATCGAGCGACCAAAGGCGTGCGCGTTGGATCCTGCAAAAATAGCGTCGTCACGTTTGGAGCGACGGCTATAAAGTCGTCGGAAATTTTCGCAGTTGCGTTGGCGATATCTGCCTCGACGAGCAGCTCATTCAAGGCCATTGCCTCAACGTCATTCTCCACCTTGGCTAAGGCATCATCGATATCCGCAAATGGCACTCCTGTTAATTCTTCAATTTTGTTGAAGCCGGCTTTCTCGGCTATCAGCATTTGCAGACGGAATGCTGCAGAGCCAGCCAGGCTAAACAGTGCCGTTCGTTTCGTCTCCTCCGAAAATAATTTGTCGTGATGCTGAACAAATTCAAAAAAGCGCTCTGGGTAGGTTCCTAGATGGTCGTGCTGTTGACTCCCAAGAGACTCTCGAAATGCCTTTATCGGCAGTTCCCAGGGTACGCCTTGTATACCTGCTGAGCCGTAAATCATCAGCCCCACTGGAGCAGCCCGGGACAGCTCATAGAGTTTATTGGCGCCTTTGAAATATCGCCGTTCCTGAATTCCATCCTTCCAAGAGGTCACTGTCGTTGCACTGTCGGCTGCAAGTACCACGGCGGTGCGACTCATAATGGCGATTTCTGCTGTCAATTCGCTGCTCTCCATTGCTTGGCTAGGATGAGCAATAGGTGTAGTGGCGTTCTGACTAAAACACAAACGTGTCGCAACGATTTCGTTTGGGGTCGCCGGATGCTGGTCGATTAGTTATCCCGTTCCCAAACTAACGCTACCGACCACAGCGTTGCGCAATGCATCTTCGGATTCTGCATCAGGAAATCGTGGTCTTCGAAGATTAAACGTGAGGAGTCGAGCTGCTCGAACTTTTGTGCGTGGGCGTGCCACAAGTCATGCCGCGAGGCCTTTTCATACCTGGCGCGCGCCGTCGTCCCCCCACCTCGCCTGCGGGCTAAATTGGTCTTTTTTTCCGCAGTCCTGCGATCCGCTGAGCGCAGCCACGGCTGGGCTTTGTGAGACTGAATGAATGAGGCAAAAAGCCTGCGAATCCCTGCGAAGGATCGGGCACCCGATGCGTTTCCCAGGGTCGTTGGTTCGTCAGACATGAGGCACCGTCAGGCGCTGAATTTCAGGAGCGCAGTCGGAAAAAAGTAATGTGGTAATTCGGATATCGGTGGATCGCTGAAAGCCCCGTATTCATTGGCTTTGTTGGATTACTTCAGAAAGTAATTTTGAGTAATGAAAAAGGTAATGTGAGCGTAAGTGACTGATTTATAAGGGGTGGATAAATCAAAAAATTACTTCCTTAAAAGGTAATAACCTTACCTCTACATTACTTAAAAATTACCTTGTGCCGATCCCTCGCAGGCCAGTCAAATAAAGGCTCTCAGGCCGGTCAGTTGATTAAGTTACTGAAATTACCTTTTTCCGATGCCGCTCCCGAAAAAAGGGATACCCCTCCATGGCCCTTGGCTTATTCGACTGCCGCACAAACTCATGGGACCGCCGTGGGACCGCTTGCGCGCTAACTATCGCCCTGAAACCCTTATAAACCGGGGGCCGATGTCGCGAAAATCGCAATCGGGCGGTTTCGAATCTCTCCTTCACCGCCATATTCAATACGCAAAACCCCTGATTTCGAAGGAGATCAGGGGTTTTGTGGTTTCTGGCGTCTGGAAAATAACCCGA